AATTGCGTTGAGGATCAAGATCTCATCACTCTTACTCCAATAATTAACGTCAAGTCCATTGCCAGGCTTGATGATTCCATGTCCCTCATGCGAGAATGAGACCGAGGATGATTGAAGCATCCGAAGAAATGGAATTGAGATTCCACAAAGACATCCATCCTCCATCTCTCGTCCGAAGGCGATTGATCTAATCGTCGTTCCAATTGTCTCAATATCAAATCCAACTCTCGTTTTGGATCTCTTTGCTTCGCTGAGCCACGAGAGAGCTTGAGTGATGGATGGTGAAATTAGAATCTCCGGCTTTTGATAGATGAGTCCTTCGCTCTCTCGAAGAGCTTTCCTTAAATCCATCTCCGCAATCACTCGATTCGAATATTCTCGAAGGATATTCGCTGGATGATACGTAGCTATCACCTTCGTTCCATACGCCTCGAGCCTCGTTCCTCTCCACGATCCAACTCCTCTCAAGTTCGTGACTGCTCTCAGCGGCTCATCTCCAAGACACATCACGACCTTAGGATTGATTCGTTTGATCTTATCTCCAAGGTCAAACCATCGTTTCCTTAGAGACTCCTTCGGAATGTTTCGTTTTGGATCTTCGTAGAAATATCCAAAATCATTCCCTGGAGGCCGCTCTGGAGAGATATTCGTCACGTAGCAACGATTAAAATCGATCCCTGAAGCTAAGCACATGGATTTAAGAAGCTTCCCTGCTTGACCTACGAATGGGATTCCGTCTTTCTCTTCCTCTCTTCCAGGCGCTTCGCCAATGAGCATAATTGATGCATCTAATGGTCCTATGTCTCGGCATTGCATTTTTCAATCACCTCAATCTCAATATCAACAAATCGGTCAACGGTTACATTGCAATCAAGATTGTCCCATGTCCGTTTTTGAGGATTGAATGCTTCTATGATGCATTCGTATCCAATCAGATAAAGTTCATGCTCTGGTCCGCATCCGCATTGACCAATGAAAGCTGTCTCCTTACCGCTGCACACATTCCCCAATGTGGTCTTGATTGGTTTAGATGAAATGTTCTTTACAGTATTCATTCTATTCTCCTTTCATTCTGATGTTCTCATCGCATCTCCCAGCACCTTATCAACTGTCTTAGCTGCAGCGTCAAATCCCTCAATCCACTGAAGTCTTTTTGGAGCTTTGCGGAGATCCTTGAAAAGAGCTCTCGAAAGTCTCCACTTGAGCTCGACAACCGTGTCTTTGTTTAGTTTTTTGATTTGTGGCATTTTTAATCTCCTTCTCGAATAAACTTCTGCGCTTCGTAAAAATTCGTCTCATCCTTCTCAAATCCAATCCCTCTCCTCCCAAGCTCTTTCGCCGCCTTGAGAGTCACTCCTGATCCCGCAAATGTATCAATCACCGTCTCTCCAAAAACTGTGCTATTCTCAATGAACATCTTAATTAAATCCAGAGGCTTCTGAAGCGGATGTACTCGAATCTGCGGCGAATCTGCTGGAAACTCAAGAAGACAATTCGATCTTGGCTTCATGAGAATCCTACACTGCGGAGCCTTACATCCAAACAGAATCGTCTCATACGATGGGATGTAATGATATGGATTCGGAATCATCGACGTCCTATGCTTCGGCCAGACGAGAGGAAGTCCATGGACGATGAATCCATTCTTCTCAAAGACCTCAATCAACCTATCTCTCCACTCAATCCCAAAGAACATGTAAAAATGAGCTCCTGGAACCATTACCCGATTCATCTCAGGAAGAAGTTCTTGATAAACGATGGTCATATCAGCCTCATCCCCAACATTGGTTCCTCTATCATACTTCCCTGTCAATCCTCCCTCCTCAACCTTATTAATCTCTGGGACCGCGTATGGAGGATCAGTTATCCAACAATGAACCGATTTCGATCGAATGTTCTTAATCTCCTCCTCTGCTTTTCCAAGAATCAAATCACTCGTAAGAAGAATCTCTTTCCTCTCAACCTGATCTCTAACTCGGATGGTCATCATCTCTCTCTCCACAATCTTCCTCGCTGTTGTCTTGGGAAGATTTCCTATCTTCTTAAGAAGCTCCGGATGCTTCTTCAAATCACAAGCGAGTTTAATATCCTGCGAGACCTTTCCCAAGGATGCTCCAACCGATCTCGCTGTGTCTTGAATTGTCCATCCTTCATTCCCAATCGAGCCTGGGAGCCTTGATCCATAAGTCGCTCGTCTGAGCTCATCAAGCTGCCTCAAGGCTTCGACTCGTTCTATCCACGTGAGATCCTTCCTTCGAATGTTCTCCTCGAGCTCAAGCTCTTTCCTCTCAAGATCACTAAGCTCTTCCCTCACCGTTGCTTCGATCATCGTCCATCCAAGATAAAGTGCTGCTGTCAACCTCCGCTCTCCTGCCGCGAGGGTATAGAGATACTTCTCATCTCCTTTAAGTTCATCAACCACAATCGGCTGAATCAATCCATACGTCGTGAGACTTTCCACCATCTCCTGAATATCTCCCATATCCGTCCTGAATCTCTTAGTATTCTCGGCTGATCGATCAATCTTTATCGAGGAAATTTTCACTTGCATCTTCTTTTCTCCTTTTTCTTAGCTTCTTTCCTTAGGCTTCTGATTCCAGACCATACGAATAAAGCAACAAGAATCAGAAAGATCCATCGACTATGACATCCAATCCAAATAAGGAGTTTAATCATCCTCCTCTCCTCCCTCTAAATATCCCTGGTCCTGGGAGCACAATCCCACCTTTTGGAGGAGGATTGTATCCAAAAAGAAGCTTCTCTTTCGGGACGAGTAGAAATGGCTGACCGAGGATTCGATCGTCTTCGAACCAAAATTCATGATAAAGCCTATCCCAGTCGTTTCGGTCGTCATACTCTCTCGTAAAAAACACCCATCCAGTCTGGAGAGCCTCAGGTGTTCCTCCGAACTTCTGCTGGACTGAGGCTTCGATGATCGGTCTTCCTCGCCAGATCTTCTTCTCCTCATCTACAGGCTGGATATCATAGAACGCTCTATACGCTCCGAAGCTTTGCATTCGAGCTTGGTTAAGAGAAGGGATCTCTTGATTCCATTCTTCAGGATCATTGAGATCGATCTTCTCAGAATTATTCTTAAGCTCCTCTGAAGTCAGATCATTCAATGAAGAGCTTTCGTCATTAGATTTGTCTTTATCCATTTGAGTCCTTTCTTCTATTTCAAAAAGTGAAATACCTCACTTCTTCGAGGAAGGAGGAGATTCTCACCTCCTCCTCTCCTCAAAGAAATCTTTCTCATCCTCAAGCCTGTGCCGGAGCTGTCGTCTCCGGCTCGAACAAATACTGCTTAATTGACGCTCTTGCAACCTTCTTTGGCTTTCCGTGCTCATCGAGCTCTTCCGGATAAACATTAACCAAAGACACCTTTGAGATAGCCTGGAAGAATTTTCCATTAAGCTCAGCCAAATCAAACTCCATTCCTTGGCTTAGCTCCTCTCTCGTCTTCACTCCACAAGCCACCACGAACTGAGCAAGCTTTGCGTCATGAATCTTCTTCGCAGTTTCTTCCTTATCATTCCGAGGGCTGGCGATTACCAAGAAGTTATCAAACACCGGAACTCCTTTGTTCTCGTCTTCATCCTGGCACCGCGCCTCGAGCTTGATCATATCCTTCGGATCATCCCCGCTCGACTGCGAGACTTCGAGCTCATTCGCCACCACAAAGAGATGTTTCCCTGCTGGAAGCACTGGAAACTCCGGTGACTTGAATAGATCTTCTGGATTTTCTGTAGTAATCTTTACTAACGTCATCTAAGGCTCCTTTCATTCTTTACTCTTATCTCTTGACCGGTAGGCGAATCAAGGTTTTTCATTTAGACGTCTTTTCTAATCCCACCAACGTCTCCGTTCCTGAAGCTCTCTTTCCATACTCATATCCCATTTTCTTAAGAATCTCAACCAATCCAATCTCATCATGCACTATCAATCCCATCGAACTCCTCGTCCTTACCTTGATAACATCATCCACCGGCATTCCGTTAATCCGAAAGCTCATCTTTCCTTGTCCTATTGGTCTCATATCTGCATACCAGACTTCATCAAACAACCACATCAACTTGCTAAGTCCGTGCTTTGATGTTGCACTCATCGGATACATCTCAGACACTATCGTCTCTCCAAGAGTTCCTCCGAGCTTCTTCTTCTCATTCGCATCGATATGAGCTGTCACCACTGTCAAGACTCGGAGAGATCTAAGCATCGTCAAGAATCTTTCAACCTCGTGTATCAGAGATCCCCAATTTTGGATCTCCATCTTCGCCATTGAATCTCCAAGAGGATTACTCTTATCCCCAAGGCTCTGAACATGAAGCTGAGCCGCTCTACACAATCCCGTCAAGCTATCGACTACACATGCATCATGTTCCCATGTTCCTTTTGCTGATTTCTCCACAATCTCTCCGAGCTTCTTGAGAGCAGCTTGAAACATCTTAGGTTTCTTTGGATCCTCGTCTCGATACTCGTCGAATGTGAATCTTTGTCGAGCATCAAAGAACTTATCCTTAAGAGTCGCAGCTGTTCTCATTCCTCGATCAAAATCAAATCCATAAGCTCCGCTTAACTGCGTCACCAGAGCTGTTTTCTTTGTTCCTGCGAAGCCATAGATCAGAATACTCGGCGGATAATTTTGTTTAAGAATATCTGCTGGATGCATTTGAGGTCTCCTTTCTTATGATTCATAAAGACAAATTTTTCTTTCTGCTTTTCTATCCAAAATCTTGACATTGATTTCATCCTCCGTCCATCTAACCTCAATCCTCCAACATTCTCCTCTTTCAATCTCAAGAAACGGACCAGATGAAGCATTGAATATTATAGCATCCTCATTCCCAAAGTACGCGACTCCATTCTTGACATTCATGTAAAAATGTGGAATCTTGTCATGTAACTTAACAGCCAGCCCATTTGAAGTTCGAGTAAGAAAGAGAATCGTCTTCTCTCTCAATCTCTCTCTGATTCTTTCTTCACTCATCCTTAATCCAACTGTGAGCGTCATAGAAGTTTCTCCAAAATCGTCACCAACCTTTCCACCTCGATGTCTATCTGATCCGGAGAAGCGTATCTCCATCGAGCGAGTGCCTCAAGATGATGAAAAAACAAATGCAAGGCCTCGTGCTTCATCGTGCTTTTCATTTCAGCGTCAAACAAATCCTCTTTACTAATATCAAGAGGAGCAACCCTTGTGTACTCGTTTGATTCGATATCGGCAAATCCATCCTTGAGTTTCTTGACACGGATATAAACTCGATATCCATCCACCTGAAGCAAGTGTTGCCATTTAAGAAACTCTTTCTTGAGCTCTTTGAATCTCTTCTCTTCTTTCTTAGTGAGCTTAGGCATCATTTCTTCCTTCCAATAACAACAGCACTCACACCCTTTGCCATCTTATAAACTGTGCTACCGTATCTTTTGGGTAAAAAATAAGTATAGAAAGTTCTCAATAACCAAGAGGGTAATGCTATTAGATAGCCAAGCGGTAAGCGAAGTGGGCCACAAATCATTTCCTTGCATACAATCTCAAAATTATGTTCTTCAAGTAAAAGAATAATTCTTTGAAGTGATGTTGCGTAGTTATGCTCGACAGAATCCGACCAGAAATATTGCTTCATAAATCTTATATCAGGGACTTCTATTACTATCAGACCGTTAAAATTCAATGATTGCCATATCTGGCTAATCAATTCATTGGCCTGCTTGGGGCCGTTCATGTGTTCAAGTATATTCATCAATATAAATATATCCGCTGAGACATCAGGCAATGGTGGAACTTTGGCCACAATAAACCTATTAGGTGATTTAACTAATTCAAGAGTAATATCAGTTTGGTCAATGGCGATATATGTCAATCCCTTGTTTTTCGCCCAATCGTAAACACAAAACCTACCAGGTCCAATCTCGCATATCGTTCTTGCTGCTGGATTTGCTTTATAAGCCAATTCCATGATTCTATTTTTTTCAACA